CCTCTTCTTCCTTCATTATTCGTCCCACCAACCCATAAAGGCCCAAAAAAGAACCACCGCGCCTCCACATGGAAACATCGTTACCATAACGAACGGTATTCCGAACAGTAACGTAAGAAAGAAGTCTGTAGCGTTATGGATAGACGGAGACAGTTCAAACGTCCAGTATTCAGCAGAGACTAGACTCATCAGAAGACCGATGAGAACTGGATTGTTTTTGATCAACTTCACTGTAAACTCCTCCCATTTTGACGAAAACCCAAACCCCTTGCGGGGGTGGGCTTGTGGATCATCACTCTTCGTCGGCGCTCTTGGTCTTCTTGATGGCGATCTGGCTCAGGGTGTCGATGGTCTTGGCCGTGGCGTAGGCACCGACCGCGACGAGAGCAACATACTTCACGATCTGCTTGCCTTGCTCGGTGAGGAGCTTGACAGTCTCGGGGTGAAGGATCTTGCTCTCGTCGGAGGCGGTGTCGTTCTTGTCGGTTTTGACAATCGATACCTGAACAGCGCGCTTCTTGTTCTTTCCGAACATAGCGGGTCCAATCAGAGTAGGGGTCTCATAATAATCCCTGTAAAACGTGCGATAGATGTTATTCCTTCGAATCTACAGATTCCAAACGAGCATTGTAGAGGGGGCTCTCAGGGTAGATATCGTTTCCCAGCGAATCTATCCATTCCAAACGAGCATTGTTGAGGGGGCTCTCAGGGGAGACATCGTTTTCCTTCGAATCTATCCATTCCAAACGAGAATTGTAGAGGGGGCTCTCAGGGTAGATATCGTTTCCCAGCGAATCTACAGATTCAGCTACTGTAAAAACCGACGAGTATCGAGTCGGATCAGGGTGGTTAACTGCGACATGACCTGAAGAAAATTCCACCCCTTCAAGTACAGTATTGTCGAGTAGATACAATTTAAACCTACGAGTCATTTTAAAAAACACTCTCCTTTTGACGAAAGCATAAACCCCTTGTATAGGGTTTAGAGGCTCTTGAGATCAGATCGGGTAGTCGGTCATGAGCTTGAAGAGCTCAGCCTTAGCTTCTTCTGATGTCAGTGCGGGGCCGGTGTACTTCACGCGGTAGGCCTCCAGAGCGGCGAGAAACTCGCTGTGGCGCTTCATACGCTTTGCGATCTTCCGCTGTTCCGAGAGGTTCTTGAACGTGTAGATACCGACACCAACAATGATCGTGAGGAAGTAAGCGATGAGCTTCTTGTTGGCGTTCATGATGGTTCCTTTCGTAGGGGTCTCATAATAATCCCTGTAAAACGTGCGAAGGATTCACTCCCATTTTGACGAAACCCAAACCCCTTGCGGGGCGTGGGCTCTAGATCTTACTTCAGAAGGTTCTGGATGAACACGTTGATCTCGTTCTCGGTCATCTCGTTGAAGTTCTTCGGACTCATGGCTACCATCAACTTCTCCTCCGGTCCCACAAGTGCAAACATGTGGGTGCCATCGGGGTTGATGTAGACGTAGCCCGGGTTGGCCTTCAGGTACTTGACGAGGTTCTCCATCTCGCGTGACATCTGAAATTCCTTTCGTAGGGGTCTCATAATAAAGCATGTAAAACATGCGAGAACCGGACAAAAGGTAAAAGCCATACTCCATGTAGGAGTAGAGGGCTCTTGAGATCAGTCGTTGAACTTCGAAGCGATGTCGAAGAGCTTGTAGTCGTACCGCATCTGCTTGATTCCGTGCGGAGTGTTGTATCCACCCCGGGCGAGCCTGATCAGAACGTACTGTCGGGCGCTGTAGGCCTTTTCGGTCTCAGCCACTTTCCGAATACGTTCCCTGAGTTCACCAACGGTGTACGTCAAACTGAGCGCGGTTCCAAGGTAGAAGCTCGCACTTCCAAGGATCTTCTTGAGCATCTTGGTCCTTTCGTAGGGGTCTCATAATGGCCCTTGTAAAATATGCGACCTGCGAAAGGCAAAAAGCGAAAGCCCATGTGAGATCAGCAGTCGGGCTCGTCGTAAGTGAGCTTGAGTTTGTGTCCGTCGATGTTCCAGTAGGGCATCAAGCCCTCTTCCATCTTCTCCTTGCTTTCTTCCTTGTTCAACGCCAGATATGTAGTGTCTCCCTTGGGGAACCTTTCACTTTCGCGAGAGAGTTCCTTCTTTAGGATGATAGCATATGAAACAGCGGCAATTGTCGTAGCGGCAAAGATGATGGCGGGGGCGTGTTCCTTGAGCTTGGCCTTGGCGGTTTCGTACTTCTGCTTCAGGTCCATGACGGTCCTTTCGTAGAGGGTCTCAATATAAGGCTTGTAAAATATGCGAGGCAAAAAACAGAGGGCGTGTAAACCTTATTAGGGTCTACACGCCTTCCATTTTGACTTCCTTCAGAGGTCAGCTAGTTGTGTTACCTGACAACCTTCCAGACAAACGCTGCGGCCTTCGAGGTGAAGACATGCGCGTGTTCGTAGTTGAGGATGAGCAGGATGCCAGCGAGGTTCGTCGCAGCGCTGATCAGAGTGTCGGGGCTCACTCGCTTCTTCGAGTTGATCTCGAGCTGAAGCTTCTTGAGCTTGACAATCTGATCGGTCGTTGCGTCGTACGACTCGGCAGCAGGGTCCTGCAGAGCGTTCAACTTCTCGAACAAACGCGCGATCTCTTTCTCGAGGTCGCTCGGTTCGTCCTTCTTGTTCAGCTTCTGCAACAAAGCAGTTCCTTTCGTAGGGGTCTCATTATAAGCCCTGTAAAAGATGCGACCCCTGTAAAGGAATACTACTCGTCGATCAGCGGTGCTGTCTGAGCGATTGCCTTGTGTGCCCACATTGAAGTCATTTCCAACTCGGTGAAAGCCAGAGACTTGTACCTTCCGTCAGGCGTTACTTCGTCGAGGATCTTGGCGAATGTCTTGAACGCATGGCGGAGATCCTTATGCATCTCATTGGTGGCGTTCTCGCCCTCGATGGTTGCCTTGTGGAAGCCGAACCGGTTTTCGATCTCTTCTTCGCCCAGCATACTGCACTCCCCTACGGTTTGACTGTCGGGTTGCTTCCCGTATCACTGATCTTGAAAGTGGCTTCGTCCATCGAAAGGATGTCCTCGGGATTCCCGTTGACGACAAGAGAAGCCGTCTTCTTCGTTCCATCGTCCACGACCTTGATCTCGCCCGCATACTGAGCACCACTTGCGTAGTAAGACTTCTTCGAAACCTGTATGAGCACACCAAGAAACGTGTTCAAAGCAGTGACCGTGCCGGCGACCTCTTCGACCTTGGGGAAATGCCAGATCTGAGCAAGAGCGATATAAAGTGCGGAAACAGCAGGAAGGATGATCGTTGCCGTCTTCTTCAGACGATTGTACGTCACGTCAGTCAGAAGAGGCTTCTTGGCTCGCACGGCTGACGACTCGGACATTGTTGATCCATCCTTCGTTCTCGGTATTGTGGAATATGCTGTCGTACTTGCCGTGGGGACGGAACGGAAGATTCCCAACCTGGTTCATGATCCGCTCTGCCACTCCGTTGCCGCCGAGTTCCTTGTACGGCTCGTAGAAGTACTTCCGGTACTCCTCGTACTCGTCCTTGGTGACCCAACCATGATTGATGTACTCGAGGCCCTTCTGAGTAAGCTCCTTGTACGCAAGCCCCATAAGCAGCCGAGTTGTAGCATCCCTTCGGTCACCTCTGCGTATCACGAAAGCCCAGAAGCCCGACGAAGCAAGTATGGCAGCAGTCGCCGTCAGGACCACCTGAAACCAAGTGTCCACTATAAATATCCTCCCCTGTACCCCATTACGAGGGTTGTTTTAAGTTGTTCTCTTCCAAACCCCCGCGCTGCGACCCCATGCTTCAGCGAGCTTCCAAGTCCCACCTACATTCACGTATGGGACCGCAAGTTTCCACGTTGAGCCCACCAATATATAGGCTCCTGCAACCGTTTTCATGCTTGTGGGTTTTGACCACGCACTCCAACCGACAGAACTCTGAGCTCTGACAAATATGTAGTACGTAGTACCCGGAGTGAGTCCATTGACCACCTGCGGCGAACTTGCCGAGACAGTGGTGGTCGGTGCTGACGAACTGGTTCCGTAACCGATCTGATGCGCAATGATCGCGCTTCCGCCGTTACTGTTGTCTGTCCAGGAAACGTCAACCGATGTGGCTGTAATGCTGGACAGAAGCGGTGCGCTGGGGGCGGTAGGAACCGAAAGTGTTTTCGCACTTGCTCTTCCGGACCAACGACTCCACCCGATCGAGTTGTGTGTCCTGGCCCAGAAATAATAGGTTGTTCCAGGGCTCAAACCGGAAATCGTAGTTGAGCCGTCGGAACTGACATTCGACGTTCCACCGTCAGGATCTGTACCGTAGGTGATTTGTCTCGCGTCGATCGCATCGCCACCGTTACCGGCGTCCGCGAACTTAACGACCATAGAAGTGGACGTTATGCCCGACAGAGTCGGCGTGTGTGGCGCATCAGGAACTGTGTCCCTGGCAATGCTGTGACTGAATGTAGTAGGACCACCAATACCTGCAATGCTGGTATCACTGAGAAGCCTGAATGTTACGGTCTGAGAATCAGTTATATTGCGTTCCCCGATTTTGTACCATTCAGCCCCGGTGGGGTAATCAATTGTTTTCGGGGTAGTAGATCCGTTTGCTGTGTAATTGAATTCTAGACCGTTTACCCAGTCACTCGGATGACCTGCTTTGAACCAGAACTCGACGTCTCCACCGGTGTCCCGGATCATCATTGTGCCATTGGTACCGGTGGTTTTAGTCCAATCGGTCACGGGCTCTCCTAAATCGGAGGAACGAGGCCGTGATTCTCTATCCCAAGATCGGTGAGAGTATCCGCCCAGTTTTCGAACTTATAGGCACGATCGTCTATGTAGATATTTGCTGCCATTTTGAAGTTCGTAACAAGCAGAAGACCCTTTTTGTTCCAGAACGGGGTTTTCTTACAATACCACGTTCGTGGAATGCGAGTTGTGCAATCAATGTGGTACCACGATTTTTGTTCAATCCATCGGGCTACCTGTCGAGGATTCCGTGTTGTGTGTACAAAGACCGAGTCTTTCTGCATTAGCATTTCTATCCCGAACAAAGCATCTTGAAACTCTGTATCGTAGATAGTGCCGTCTTGCCACCCTCGACTGTATCTATGAATCACACCATCGAAGTCCACTGAAATAGTCATATTCACCACCTAACCGATAATCTTGAAGTAGATATCTCCATCGTTACCACCGGTTGGATCGGCAGTTCCAGAAGATATGCCCGCAGCGGTTCGATAAGCGGACTTACCTGATGGAATCAGAGCTTTGAGCAAAGCGATATAATCGCGTGTCCGATTTATCTCCTGCCCACCCCAACGAACTCGGCCTTGTTCTCCCGTGTCAGGAACTGTTGCATACCCGGCAGCGGCTGCCTGATCACCAATAGGCATATCAAACCTCCTTCGCTAGTTATCAGGGCTGGTCTGCCCAAGTTGTCATGTCGGAGTCTAGGTCGAACCATGTCTTGTTGTTCATCCAGGAAAGCCATGAACCCGTATTGATGAAGGTGTTCAATGTCAGCGTCGGATATGAACGTTCACCTTGTTCGTCTTCGACAAAAATTTGTTCCGTGACTCGCATGTTGTTGGTGACGCCGTCCGTATTGCGAGTCTCTACCACATCGCCTAGATTGTAATCCCGACCGTATTTGTACTTTCCGTTTTGACTGATCTCTCCGTCAAAACCTTGATACGTACGATTTTTTGCGAGTTCTTCGTATCCACGTTGTTGAAGCGCTGCTGTAACATCAGGGTTGTCCGACGTGATATCACTAGCGTCAACACTCAGAACGCGACGTTCAAAGCCATCTACTTCAGGATCTACTTCGGCAGCATAAACCATCTGGAAGCCAGCAGGAGAATATACGTAAGCAACGTTTTTGGCCCCTTCGATGGAAATCAATTCCTTGGTATTCTGAAGATTATCCAGTTCAGGAGCGAAAACAACTGCAGGAAGAACTGTTTGCGAAGTTGTTCTGTCGCTTCCGACATAAACATCGAACCAGAGTTTCGACATATCATACTGTCGAAGCATTCGAAAACCAAGATTCCAGACATTTGCTATCTGAGTGATAGCATCGTAGACGGTAGTCGGAGACAGGTCCACGGTGATCGGATCGATCGGCTCCAAGATAGTGCTGGCAGGCATGAAACTGCCTTCATTGATGAACGGGATCTTGTCGCCCACATCGAGAATGCCCGTGACGCAAATATCATGGAAAATCTTCCGGCAAACTGCTGCCGGCGTGTCTGTGATCGACCACTTGGGAGTCGTTGTCGTATCGGTTACAGCGGAATATGCTACCCGATCCAGAAGCAGCGATTCTATCGAACGGCCCTTGACGATCAGTGTTTTCTGGCCGTCTTCACTTACGTCATCTTCTACCGACTCTATTCTCATTACGTAATTTGACAAATTCATAGCCAAATACGTATCAGGCTTCAGAAGATTTCTGGCTTTGTAGTCCGAATAAATGTCAAGCTGGAAATCGCCGAACGCCTGGAAACGTTCAGTCCAGATGAGAGAAATAAACTTATCGATTACATACTCTCGCCGAAGAAGAGGATCGAGAGTGTAAAGCTCCATCACAACCCTCCGTACTTGGTGACGTAATCGATAGTGTACGGAACCCCCGCTCCTGTTGCATATACTCGAAGCTGGTTGTCTCCGGGCTCCAACTGGATCCAGTTGGATTGAGGGGAGACAGCGTAGAGAACTGAGCTTGATGTTCCCGTATGGATCAGGGTTGCCCCCTTGTCGCCGATAACAGTGCTAATGGTCAACACGTCACCAGCGACAAGGGAGCCCGAGAAGTCAAGCTGTCGAAGCTCACCACTCGGTGTGTTGTGGTAGATCGTGAAATCAGTCAACGTACGATTGACATTGAAAGTGAACACGATACCTGTATCGACAGTTCCATCGTAGGAAATGACGGTTGCCGCTGTACCCGAAGTGGACATCCCAGATGAATGTCCTGTTGTTTCCGAATCGTAGAAATCCGGATCGAAACAGATCACTGAAATGTCCACTTCGGGATCTTGACTGAAGAGTTCGGAATCGAAGGATTCCACCACTCCAGCAATACTTACGTCGACAGAATCATTTCGATAGAACGTAAGATCGATCTCGGACTTAGGCATGAAGAAGTTTTGCAGTTGCTGCCTTAGTTCCGAGACCGAACTTATCAGAGGATTCGGATCGAGACCCAACTTTATCGTGATGTTGCGTGTCTCTCTCCGACTGGACTGATACTGCTCACCGTCGACTCCCGCGAAACTTGAAGAAACGAGAGTTGCCTTGACCGGAGTCAGTCCTGAGATGTTCTGGACTACTACGCCACTGGATACATCGTCAAGCGGAAGGGTCAACGTATCGCCCTGACGGGTACTTACTTCAAACGCAACGAGCATTACGGCGTCAGAGCTCCCTTCGCTTTAGACAGCTGATTCTTGGTCTGACGGTAGATCTCTGCGGAAGACAGAGCCTTTGGTGAGTAGTTGTTCTGAGTGTAGTTGACTGTCTTGGACACGGAAGAAGCTTCAACAGCACTTGCTTCCTGCGTATTCATCCGTTCCGTAGAAATAGCCTTTGCCTTGGCATAAGTTGCATTCACGGAGAAGGATTGCGCGGGAAGAACACTGCCAATTTGACGAGCGCTCTTCCTGACATCGGACAGATCCAGCACCGGAGTGATGGTCGGCCTGAGGTCTACGTCGGAGACGACAAGATCCGAGAATCCGGACAGAGATTTCCGAAGTGCATCCACAGCAGTCTGACCGGTACCCGCAGCGGCCTTCTCAACAGAACCGGACATTTCGGCCAGACCCCTGATAAGACCCTGCGCGGAATAATCGCCCACTTCCATGAATGCCCTGGCCGGAGACTTGATGCCGAGCTTCTTCTTGATGGCCTTCACCATGGCGTCGGCTATCTTGTCCATCTGCTTCTCGATGGCTGCCTGCTGTTGCTGAAGGCCCTTGACAAGTCCTGCAGCGGATTGAACAGCAGCATCATACAGCTCACTAGATGCAGAACTTCCGAGAGCCTTAGCAGCATTGGCCAACTGACTGTCTAGGCTGTTGACCTCCTTGATGGCGTCCTTGCCGCCGGAAAGGAGCTGCTGTGCGAATGGAAGAGCGTCGATACCCTTGGACAGAAGCTGCTTGTACGCATCGTCATTGAGACCGAGATCACGAAGCCTCTGAAGGGTGTTCGCGAACTGCTTGGTCTTCTCGATTTGCGTCTTGAGACTGTCCTCGTAGCCCGCAACCGTAGTGTCGGAAGAAATATCCGGCAATACCGAATACTGATCCGTGATCGACTTCTTGTAGTCGTCACGAGTCTTCTTTATATCGGCAAGAGCCTGCTGGGCATTCTTGATCTTCTGAGTGTACGTGTCGTATTTCACCGAGAGCTTGTCAAGAGCACTATGCTCGTCGTTGAGATGCCTTGTGAGCTCCTTGTATGCCGATAGAGCCTTTGCTCGCTCCTTACCAGATGCCTTCGCCGACTTCGAAAGGCTGAGCAACTGCTTCTTCATGCTGTTGAAAGCATTGTCAATCTGGCTCTTGTTACCATCGAGGCCCTTTCGGAAACCATCGTTGACGTAGTTACCGACCTTCTCGAATTCCTTCGAGGGGGAGTGGATTCCAAGAGCATGCTTGGCCGCATTCAGAGCAGAAGACGCAACATCCCTTGCCTTCGACATAATAG